CTACTACTAGCTTCTATATCAAAACTACATATTTTATAAGGAACCATTGTTTCCTTATGATTTAAAGCGATAATATCATTGTAATGAATCATAAACTCATAATCACAGGTAGTCGATTTCATTTTTGGTGTCACTACAAATGTTTTCTTTTTTGGTAGTGCAACCCAACCAGAAGGACTTATATTTTTAATATGAAAGAATCTCAACAATGGTGGTATATTCGCTTCATATAAATATGTCTCTGATTCTAAAAATACATAGCCATTTTGTAGTAATTTATGTTGGTCTTCCGTCTTGATTTTATTTGATGCAGACGCATAAGGCGAATACCACAAGTTTTTGGCTTTATTAAATGCATATACATTATTGAAACTGAATTTTATAAATTTATATTCTTTTCCACCATCGAACCCGTATAATTTTTTTCGTTTTATTAATTTACATTCGACTATTGAATTTTCATAGAATTTACCCATTTTTACTTGGATGTGTTTTAAAAACGCGTTTTTATTTGCAATTGTCCAGTGATCCGCTACTTTAATATAGAAGAACGGTTTAAAATCCTCGACAATTATAGAGCAGGTTTTTCCGGTTTCATCCAATCCAAACATTTGAATAAAGAATTTATTTTGATCTACGTATTTGTTTATACTTGGCTTTTCATAATCAATCATCTCCATATCATCGTCACTATCCATATTATCATCATCTCTATAATCTACCGGTAGAGGTTTATTATAAACATTAAAATCTAGTAATCTGAAAATATGTTCCATTTTGGTTTTTCTTGTATGTGTATGTGTAAGTATAAATAGTTACTATTTGGTTACTATTTATTCATACGATACATTTAATTCAATTTTTTATTCAAATAGTTTGTTACACCGTCCGGAAAGAAAAATAAAATAAAATATAATATAAATATAATGAGCAAACCAGACATTCGATTTATTTTATGGGGTGACAGTGGTGTAGGTAAATCCAACCTACTAATGAAATATGCAACAGACAAATTTAATCCATGTTTTATTTCGACAATTGGTATTGATTTCAAAACAAAAGATGTTATGTTCGAAGATAAAAAATATAAATTACAAATTTGGGATACAGGTGGAATTCCGCATTTTAGAACAATTACTACGGCATATTTACGATCACCTTTAATAGCATTACTTTGTTTTTCTATCAATGATAAAAAATCATTCACTAATTTGGAAGAACATATTAGTTATATACAGAATCAACGGGATGAAAAAGGGCAATACAAAATATTCATTGTTTCTACCAAGATAGATGACGAAACACAGAGAAAAGTAAAAAAAGAAGACATTGCAAAGTTTATCTCAAAATATAAATTTGCCTATTATGAAGTATCTGCAAAAACAGGTGAAAATGTAGATCTGCTTTTCAATGATGCTATTATGTATGAATTAAATCCGGATAAATTTCAAGAAAAACACCCAGCTGTAATCATGACAAAAGAAAACCCAAAATCAAAGTCGATATTTTCATTTTTTGGTTGATTTATACATATATACTTGATGGTGTCGCGATAGAATTACCACCTATACCACCTCTCCCGGTGTTGGTACCTTTACTGCACCAGCAAGACCAAATATCAGAATTTGCTTTTATTTCCTGCATAATCTCATAATCAACATCTTTGAAATGAGTTCGAAAGTCAATGATTGTATCTACTAATGTCATTTTTTCCATATATAAAGCTAATTGTTGTTGTTCTTTTTCATCATTTTCGACATTGTATAATTCCATTTTTTCCTTATAAATGGCGGTATTTAGTTTATTCAGTAAAATAAGTTCTTGAATCTGAATTTCTTTTACTTTTGTAAAAATATTCGTATAATAAATTTTTGGATATTTTAATCGTATCGATTTTGGTATAATAAATTGATTTTTCTCTTTTATATCTTTCACCTTGGTTTCTATCTCACTTATAAAATGTTGAACATAACCTAAATCATATTTAATCGATTTGTTTGTTGTTGTACCATCACTCGAAACATCATAATTTTGTTTGTTGCTTAACAATATTTTACCAGAAGTGAATTCACATAATGACTGCAATTGATCAAAAGAATAAGCACTTGTTTTATGTGCTTCAGCTTGTGCGTCTAATTTCAAATAGGTTATTATGCTCAAAATAAATGAATTGAATGCGGTTAAACAGGATACAGTTATAGCAGCATATTTATATTCGTTTAATATGCCACTTACAACCGAACAGACGGAAGAAATAAATATGGTGGGAAGCATTAACCGATACAAGTAATACTCACAATAACTTTTGGATTCGAGATAAAGTATTTTTTGACCACGCAAATAAATGGCTATAATATCTAATGTGGTCGATAATTGACTTTCTAATAATGAAAAATTATTATTAATCATTAGTTTCAAATCAACTATTTTTGAATCGTCGAATGTAGGTGTGGATACGGATATGGGTAAATTGTCGGTATTGGTTTCTGCATGTTTTAATGATTTTTTCTTAGTATTGGTATCTGTATGTGTATGTGTATGTGTATGTGTATCTGCATCAATACTGGATAACAATTTTTCAATTTCATCCAAATCGTTTGATTCTGATTTTAACATAAATATAATGTATTATATTTATTCAATATACGTTTTTTTGATTTTTAACGTTATTTACAGCTATTAGGTTATAATTAGAATAAATAAAGTGTTTCATTATATACAAATATACAAATGTCAAAGTCATATCAACCTATTTGTGCTGTTGCGGTTTTCAATGGACCTAAAATAAAAGGTACTGTTCATTTTGTAGAAGACACAAACCCAAATAGCAACCTGGTACATATCAATATAAATTTAGAGGGACTCAAAAAAAATGCACTTCATGGTTTTCATGTTCATGAATCAGGTGATTTAACAGATAAATGTCAAAGCATGTGTGCGCATTTTAATCCATATGGAAAAAAACATGGATGTCCTGGTGCAAAAGAGAGACATATCGGAGATTTAGGTAATTTAGAAACAGATTCGAAGAGAACATGTAATTACGAAATGACAGATGATATGATAAAACTTCGTGGTTCAAAAGCTAATATAATCGGTAGAGGTCTTATTATTCATGCGGATCCAGATGATTGTGGAATGGGTGGATTCAGTGATAGCCTTACAACCGGTCACGCAGGAAAAAGAATAGCATGTGCTGTTATAGGATACGCAAAAGAAAACTTTATGTGAATTTCTAATACATAGCGATACGGTAACGATTGATTTTTTTTTAAATGTAAAAATATTTAGGTGTTGTCTCTTCAGACACGTCCATATTTGCAATGTTGCTTTTGTGAAAAACCCTTTGGATGTTTGCAATTGATACTTCGTTTGTATTTTAATGACCATTTACCTCCTCTTTGAGTTTGTCTATGTTTTTTTGAGCGTTTTGAGCGTTTTGAATTTTTGGATGAAGGGCTTTTATTTTGACTTCTACTTCTAGATCTACTCGATATTGACATGGACAACAAAGGTCGATGTAATTTTTCCATCATTGGCTGACGCTTGTTATTACCAACCCCATTCATATTAACATATTGATTAATCCATTCTCTAAAAGAATCAGCACTTCTATTTTTGTTTTTGACATTACTATCCTCATATGAATTAATTTCATTATTACGAACATGTAACATAGTAGGAAAACCTGATACTGAATAGTTACCTACTACTGGCTTTATTCTCTCTAAATTATCCTGATCAATATGTACCATAACAATTCCTTTGTCATGATTTCGATAATCAAATTCTTCTGCTACTTTTTTCCATTCTGGTTTTGTCATATTACATGGTCCACAACCCACTAAATAAATTAAAATAAAACAATGATTACCCATATTATGACCATGCTGTAAAAATTCAATCAATTTATCTTGTGTATATTTTTCTTTTGATTCACTCGGTGCCATGAATATCATTTATATTAAAGAGACATTAAAAAAAATTCAAAGAATATTTTATTTTTATCATAATCTAATATATACACATTATAAAATAGATATTTATAAAGACACATTATTATATGACTACTACAATATTATTAACAATCATTCTTTTTTTAGCAGGATTGTATTTTTATATTAAACATAATTATATTATACAAGAATCAAGTTATGAAGGCATGGAAAACAATGATAACACTGATAATAATGATAAAATAAAAACTGATGGTAAAGGTTGCCCTGATATACTAGTTCAAGAAGGTAGTAAATTTTATTTATATAATTCGAAAGTAGTAAAAGTACCAGGTGTAAATCCGATTGTTTTCAATAATTTAGAAGATTATGTCGAATTTATAGAATGGCAACGAAGTCAAAATATTAATTGTCCAGTTTTATTTTTACAACAAACTTTGGACGCACAAGGAAATTCAGTATATAAAATACGTCCATCGCCTACAAATTTACAAGGAGGTTTACCTCCAAATACTGTTACAAGTAGACAAACATCCAACCCTACATCCAACCCTACATCCAATCCAACACTCAATCCAATGTCAAATCCTATGCCCAATCTAATGTCCAGTCCAATGTCAAACCCTATGCCTAATCCAATGTCCAATTTAACCAATTCATCCGCAGTTAATTTTAATAGCGGTACTATGGGAACTAGCACAACATCTGCAACATCTGCAACATCTGCAAAACCAAATAATTATTTAGGTGTTCCTCTTACATCAGTTTCATCTGTTCCAACAGTAGGAGATATTCCAGCTGTATCAATTGACGGTATTCCCCTTCCTACTTTACCTAATCCCACTTTATTAATTGATGCAACACAAAGTGATCGTCCATACAATATTAATTCCTATCCTTCTTACGATCCATCTCCTTTTTATATAGGAAGAACTACGCCACTTGACGTAATGAATTATAGCGAAGAGGCTCAACAAGTTAGTCCTAATCCTATGGATCCAAATTGGGGTGGACCAGTATATACACAAAAATTAGTAAATGATGGATATTATCAAGCCAATCAAGTGAAAATATATGTAGGAGACGACGGTAATTAAAATTACAATTACAATTACAATTTTATAAAACTTAATATATTAGATATATAATAGGACACCATATATATATTATTCTTATACAATTTCAACATGTCTTATTATTTATCCATTTGTTGTATTATTAAAAATGAAAAGTATTTAGAAGAATTTATAGTGTATCATCACATAGTAGGTGTTGAACATTTTTATATATATGATAATAACAGTGATTACCCTATTAGAGATAGATTAAATAATTTTTATTTTAATCGTTTATGTACAATTATCGATTTTCCAGGAAGTAGTAAACAAATACCTGCATATCAGCATTGCATTAAAAATTATGGTAGAGAAACAAAATGGTTAGCTATTATAGATGGCGATGAATATATATTACCAATGCATGATTGGAGCATACGAGACGTGTTAAATAAAAATGAAGATACACATGCATTGGGAATAAATTGGGTACTTTTCGGAAGTAGTTATCACAATAATATACAAGAAGGATTTTTAGTAGATAAATATCGCCGTTGTGAAAATGGACAAAATCAGCATATTAAATCGATTGTTCAACCTCGTTATGTAACTTCAGTAAATCACCCTCATTTTGTTGTTATACAGAATCCATCCAAATACAGAGATTGTAAAAAAAATGTAATAAGTGGAGCATTTAATCATAATTATACAATTGATGAAATACGAATCAATCATTACAGTTTCAAATCATTGGAAGATTATATTAAAAAACACAATCGAGGTAACGCTGACGGAACACCGAGTGTAGTCGTTCAACAAAATCATCACGAAATTTGCAATAATATCATTGATAATTTTCTACCTGACAAATATTTAAACGATATTAAAAAATATTTCAATATGATTGCAACCAATCCAATAATATATTGTGCACTTAATAAAGATATCACACCTGAAAATGCTTATAATCATATTTTTAATTATGCAGTGAACGAAAATAGACTATTACACATTAGAGATATATATCCATCATTTGATAAAAATATTTATAAACAAAATTATTTTTCTGAATTTCAATATTTTAGTGATCAGGATTTAGAATTTCATTATATTAATTATGGTGTTTATGAAAAGAGAGTATGTGATAAACTTTTATGATTTATGTAATAAAAATAATAAATACATTTGATCTATGATAATATAATATAAAATGGATTTGGATAATATATACATATCAACATTATCAACATTATCAACATTATCAGCATTATCAACATTATCAACATTATCAGCATTATCAGAAGATATTATAAATATTATTTTATCTTATGATAAACATTTTATTATTCGGAAAGGTCGTCCAATAAATATAATTCCAAAAGATGATATTCGTTATAAATTACTGCAACAGCGTTCTATTATTTTACAAAAAATTACACCAGTAGAAATATATAATAAATATTATGGTGAAGTTGTTCTAAAAAATGATTTGGGTATTGAAACCAGAATAGCTGTTTATGAATATCCAATGCTAGATAAATGTATATGGTCATTATATAATTATTATCCTAACATGATGATATCATTGAATGTACAAACTGTACATTTTTGATGCTTTTGCACTTTTATCAAATAATATATTATTCAGTCCTATTCGGTAATATATTATTTTGTTTACTAACATTACTTCATGTCAATAGAGTCATTTTTAACAACTGTAAAGTGAACGTGTTTCGCATACTAATTTTTTAATTGCAAAAGTAGCGAAATTATAATTTTTTATTCTTTTAGAACTACTATTTCCATTTTCGAGTAGTCTATACGCAGTAGCAGATTGTGTTGCAGGTGTACGATATATTATAGATGTGTAAGGAGTATTTCCATATGGTGAAGAGAAAAATGCAGAAGCTTTTCTGTTGTTGTTAAATGAACCAGGAGATGTAAAACCGCATGTCATGTTTGTATAACGTATATATTATTATAATATTTTATTTATAAAAAAACATATAAAATAAAAACTTACGCAGTTCAAAACTTTCTTAATATGATCGATTGATTTTATTGACTATCTAAAAATTTCATTGCATTATTTAATGATTGAACGACATTATCATGATGTTTTACTATATCACTTATTTCTTCTACACTTTTAGTGGGGTCATTTAAATTATAATTCAATAATTTATTTAATAAATTAGCATTATTGTAGTTTTCTAAATGAAGTAAAACTTGTTCGTAATCATTTCTATATTTTGGAATTAACATTTCATCTACAATTTTTGATGTATGACTTTCTAATTTTTTTGCATAATTTGCAGCATTTCCAGCAATTCCATTAAATGAAGTGCCTAAATTATTCTTTGAACCTGAACTGGAATTAGAAAGTGTTGTTAATCCCTCTATGTTATCACCAAAGCTCTCTTGAAATGTTGGAATTAATTTATTCATGACACGAAAAGCTAAATAAATAACAATACAAATGACAATCATTAAACCTACTGTTTTGAGAAAATCACCATTCATCTTAATAGAATAATATTTATATTATTAAAATATTAATTTTAATTTTTATTAACTAAAAATTTCATTATATTTTCAATAGATGATTTGGATATTTTTCTTTTTTTATCATTATTTGTATATGTTATTTCACTCAAACAGGAATTACCGTGTTCTTTTATGTT